TTGATTATAATGTAGAACGAAATTTTTGTCTTCGCTTCCCTGGACAATTTTCATCAGATCCTAAAGTATGTGTCATTCCTAGTGTTTATAAAAGTTCTAATAATGTTACTGATGAAAGTAAAGAAATTGAATGGAATATTCTTAAAGATTTAGAAAAAAACATTCCTTTTACTATAAAAGAAAATGATCAAATAGGAAGACTAATGAATATCATGGTTAATATAGATCAAACAGCTTCAGTATTAGATAAAAATATAGATAAAAATGGTAAAGTAAATCTTAATAAATTTTTAACTAGTTTACTTAATGAAATAAATGATGCTTTAGGTAATGTTAATAAGCTAGAACCTACATTTAATACTGAGGAAAATACATTAACAATAATCGACGCTAATAATGTCCCTGCAGCTGAAAGAACTTTCCCTGATAAAGAAAATAAAAAACGACAAAAAATGGGGGTATTTAATGTGTATGGTATTGGAAATGAAGCATCTCAAAAAGGTAGCTTTGTTACTAATGTAGATTTCCAAGTCCAATTACCCCCTAATATGGCGGCTATGGCTACTATTTCTGCTCAAGCTAATGGTAATATTGTAGGAGAAAATGCTACAGGATTATCAAAACTAAACACAGGTTTAGTTGATCGATTAATTACAGTTAAATTAGATGCTGATAGTATTGAAGGAGCTAAATCTGGTAAAAATGATCCTACTGTAATATTTAATCAAACTTTAGAAACTGTAGAAAAAGAAGTTGAAATATTATATAATAAAAAAAAGTATGCTGAAGATAGTGTTAAATCTATGAGATCTAAAAATAGAGATATAGCAATGTATTTAACAGGTAATCCTTTATACCTAAAAAAGTCCCCAGCACCCTTCTTTATACCCTTTAATCTTAAATTAGACATGCAAGGAATATCTGGGATAAGAAATTATGAAAGATTTTCTATTACTGAAGATGTATTACCATATAGCTATAGATCAGGTGATCAAGGAGGAGTAATTAACTTTTTAGTAAAAGGAATATCTCACAAAATAGATAATAATGAATGGACTACTAGTATTGATTCTCTTAGTGTAGGAGCAAAACCACAAGAATAATGCCTTATTACCCTAAAAATAAAATCCAAACTAATTTATATTCTAATGGGGATAATCTTGTAAAATCATCCAATTTAGAATTATATACAGGTCCTTATTATAAAATATCAAATGGAAAAATGTATGTAGGGGTAACTCCAAACTCTCAAAGATATCCTGAAGAATTAATACCTTTAATAGAAGATACAACTCCAAATACAACCAAAATTATAAATGAAATTACAATTAGTGATATTAACATAAATAATACTATAGTAAACAATTATATTGGGAATTTAGATGACTCCCCTAAAAACCAACAAATCCCAGTCCCCTTTTATCCAAATCCAAATGTAGAAGATTATAAACGAGGATATTTTACTAGGTATTTTGCTAAACAAATAAATAATTATTCTTTTATTGAAATAAACCAATTAGCTTATAAAAATTTAGACTCAAAAAATAGTGAATATCTTTGGCAATTATATTATGTAACTGAAATACCTTGGCAAATAAGAGGAAATGCTACTGATGTATATAAAACAAATGAAAGTGTAGTATTCATTCAAGAAAAAAATAATTTTAAAGGTTTATCTCAATTCCTAAGAAAAAATTACGTCAAATATTATATAGGTGAAGATTTTCATGTAATGCCTGATGGTAGAATAATGGAAGGAAAAACACATAAAGAATCTAAAAAACTAGATTCTGTAAAATTATCTAAAAAACTATCTAAAACATTACCAACTTCAACCAATTCATCAACCTCAAATAATACAAATAGAGGAGGATATTAAAAACAAAGTTGGAAACCGTAAGTAAATTCATTATATTGGATTCAAAATCGGTTATAAATGTATTGGCTTGTAGAGACAGAAGAACAAATAAATTATTTAATTAGTAGGCAATTTAGAGATGCATTCATTGAAGTAATACCTTTAAGTGATAATGTTCATCCTGCTAATAATGATGTTTCTCTAGTTTATTTTAAACCGTTTGTTGAGCCAAAAGGTTTTATGTTATGTATTACGCATAGCGAGTGTTTAGGTGTAAGTAAAACGTTAGTAAATGAATTATTAACACAAACTAAATCATTATGGACCCGAGATAAAAAATCAACATTATTTTATTTTCAAATTCAAAGCTTGCTCGACGTATCCACAATTATTCCTCCGTATATACAAGATAAAACACAAGCTCATCATATATTATACCAAAGATATCCAAATAAAAAAGATATCAATACAATAATCCCTATAGTAAAACATTATGAGACTTGTCAATTGATATACAATAATGTAAAACATGGATTCGAGGAAGAAAGACCACCATATTTCGATTTTTATAATAAGTGGGCACCATTAGCTTTCCTTGGATTGGAAAAAAATGGAATTAAAATAAATAAAGATGAATTTGAAACCCATTTTCACCCAGTTGACGACGAATTTGTATACACATCATATAACTACAATACACTAACGACTAGACCATCTAATAAATTTGGGGGAGTTAATTATGCCGCTCTTAATAAGGAAAATGGTTGTAGAAAAAGTTTTATACCTCGAAATGATGAATTTGTAGAATATGATATATCCGCTTATCACCCCACTTTAGCAGCTAAATTGGTAGATTATGATTTCGGTGAGGGAGACATCCATCAAGCGTTTGCCGAAATGTATGGTGTAGAATATAAGAAAGCAAAGGAATTAACCTTTAAGCAATTATACGGAGGAGTATTTGATAATTATAAAGACCTTCCATTCTTTAAGAAAACAAGTGTATATATTGAGGATAACTGGAAGAAATTCAATGAGGTGGGGTATATAGAAGTTCCAACCTCTGGGTATAGGTTTTATAAGTCAAAACTAGACAATATGAATCCTCAAAAGTTGTTTAATTATGTCCTCCAAAACTTGGAGACCGCAACTAACATTTGTATATTGATTGAGTTACATAAATTACTATGTGGTAAAAATACTAAATTAGTATTATATACTTACGATAGTTTTTTATTTGATTTAGACAAAAGTGAACAATTAGAAATAGAAATAGAACAAATTTTTAAAAAATATCAAGTTAATATAAAAAACAGTTATGGAAGCACCTACGATTTTGCCCCCTAGTCAATATATGTATAAGGGATACGATTTTGAAAAATCCCTAAACACAATAGACGTGAATAATAAGTTATTTTGTACTTTTGTTGATGAAGAATTCATTGACGAAAAGATATATTCTATATCTAACTCATACAGTATAATGTATAATAAAATGTTTGTCCTTTTTATTAAAAGTACAGGTGAATACGTTATAACATATAATGTTGATCAAGGAAATGTTGATACTATTCCTGACAATACTATTCTAGTACATAGAAAAAAAGATACAAATACACTATATACAATCAATGCATTAAATACCCTAATCAAATCCCTCAACGGTGGAATAGTAGATACCAGATTTAGAGTTGATTGGAAGCATTATCGTAATTGTATTCTTCTTACCCAACAAAATGACATTAGACAATTAAATACAAAAGTTCACAAAATTGTTGAACTGTAGTTTGGTTGCCCTAAATTAGTTTCGTATATTTAGTTTCATTAATAAAAATAGTTATAAAACATGGATTTAAAAGAAATCAAAAGCCGTTTGAATTCACTTCAAACAAAATCATCTCCAACAGGAGGCAAAAGAAATATCTTTTGGCGTCCTGAAGTTGGAAAACAAGTAGTACGTGTTGTACCTAATAAGTTCAACAAATCAAACCCATTTACTGAAGCATTTTTCTATTATGGTATTGGTCAACGAGTAATGATCTCACCAACTAATTTTGGCGAATCAGATCCGATTGCAGAATTTGCAAAACAACTGCGTCAAACTAGTGATCGAGATAACTGGCGTCTAGCTAAGAAACTTGATGCTAAAATGCGTATCTTTGCACCTGTAATTGTTCGTGGGCAAGAAGATGAAGGTGTTAAATTATGGCAGTTTGGTAAAGAAATGTATATGGATTTCTTGAACCTAGCCGATAATGAAGATGTAGGTGATTTTACAGATGTAGCTACAGGTCGCGACATTACTATTAGTACAGTAGGTCCAGAGACAACAGGTACAGCTTATAATAAATCATCTATTATGCCTAAAGTTACTCAAACACCATTGAGTGCAGATGCAGATCAAGTTCAAAAATGGTTAGATGATCAACCAAACCCTCTAGAGGTATTTAAGCGTTATTCATTTGATGAAATGAAAAAATCACTTCAAGAATGGTTAGCTCCTGAAGATGAAGCTCAAGAAGGTGATATCATTGATGATGAAAAGGAACCAGTAGCAGTTACTCCTTCTCCTCAACAAAATTACTCAGTTAAGACACCAACAAAACAGTCAAAAACTGAGAAATTTGATTCAATGTTTGAAGATGACGATTTACCATTTTAATTAAAAATTAACTTATTATGCCAAGAAAGAAAAAGAGTGAATCTTTGACGGCTGCCGTCTCCAAAGAATTAAAAGCAAACTTTGACTTAAATAAATTCAAGGAGAAAAAAATGCTTAACAATAGTGTTAAGTTTAAGCCGCAACAATGGATTCCCCTTTCTAAAGCATTTCAAGAAGTTACAAGTGTGCCTGGTATTCCTACTGGGCATATTTGTCTACTTCGTGGACATTCAGATACTGGAAAAACTACAGCATTGATTGAAGCAGCAGTTTCAGCACAAAAAGTAGGTATACTTCCAGTATTTATTGTTACTGAGATGAAGTGGAATTGGGAACATGCTAAACAAATGGGTTTAGAATTTGATGAAGTAGTAGATGAAGAAACTGGAGAAATTATTAATTACGAAGGTAACTTTATTTATGTAGATAGAGAAAATCTAAATACAATTGAGGATGTAGCTGGATTTGTTTTAGATTTAATGGATGAGCAGAAAAAAGGTAATTTACCTTATGACTTATGTTTCTTTTGGGATTCAATTGGTTCTATCCCTTGTGAAATGTCTATTAAATCAAACAAAAATAATAATGAGTGGAATGCAGGAGCAATGTCCACCCAATTCAGTAATAATGTAAACCAAAAAGTAGTAATGTCTCGTAAAGAGTCATCACCATATACTAATACTTTAGTTTGCGTTAATAAAGTATGGGCAGCTAAAGCAGAAATGCCTATGGGTAAACCTAAAATGATGAATAAAGGTGGGTTTGCTATGTGGTATGACGCTACATTCGTAGTTACATTTGGTAATATAGCAAATGCTGGTACTAATAAAATTAAAGCTGTTAAAGACGGTAAACAAGTCGAATTTGCTAAACGTACTAATCTCCAGATTGATAAAAATCATATTAATGGTATTACTACTAGAGGTAAAATTATTATGACACCTCATGGTTTTATTGAAGATAATGATAAAGCCCTTAAAGATTACAAATCTGATCAAGTAGAAGAGTGGAGTAGAATATTAGGAGGAACTGATTTTGATATTTTTGAAGAAGAATCATCAGAAGCGCCTACCAATATATTTGCACAAGAACCTGAATAAATGTATATAGGGGGTTGGTTTAGCCATCTCCCTATATTACATTCCCATCAAATAAAAAGTTATGAAACAAAAAGATTACCTTAAACTCCTCAATAATATAAATGAGGAGAATGATACTGTTTCCTCAAATGAGCATGATCGTGTTCTATTAATAGATGGATTAAATCTATTTTTTAGAAATTTTGCTATGATGAATATAGTAAATCAAGATGGGGTCCATATTGGGGGTCTAGGTGGATTTATACGTTCATTAGGATCATTGATTAATCAAATCCAACCAACATCAGTTTATGTAGTATTTGATGGGGTAGGTTCCGCTAATAATAGAAAAAATGTAAATCCTGATTATAAAAAGGATAGACATACTTCTCGTATTACTAATTGGGAAATATTTGATGATTTAGATGATGAACATAATTCTAAAATAGACCAAATTGTTCGTCTAGTTCATTATTTAAAATGTCTTCCTGTTAGAACAGTATCAATAGATAAAGCAGAAGCAGATGATATTATTGCTCATTATGCTCAATACCTCCCTCAAGAATATAATTCAAAATGTATTATAGTATCTAGTGATAAAGATTTTTTACAATTAGTAAATGATAATGTTACTGTTTATAGACCAATGGAAAAGGTATTTTATCAACAAGACACTCTTGAAAATAAATTTGGTGTATTATCAGAAAATTTCATTTTATATAAAACATTATTAGGTGATGCTTCGGATAAAATCAAAGGTATTAAAGGATTAGGTGAAAAAGGATTATTTAAAAAATTCCCTGAGTTAAATGAACGCCCATTAACTATGGATGATATCTATGATATTTCAGAAGAAAAATTAAAAGATCATGTAGTTTATGCTCGTATTATAAATGAATTTGACCGTTTAGAAAATAATTATAAATTAATGGACCTAGCAAATCCATTACTTGATGAACAAGATAAATCAGATCTTGAAGACTATACGAAGCTTTCAGCTCCAACTTTGAATCCCGAATCTTTTTTACGAATTTATAATGAAGACGGAATTGGCAAAATGATACGCAATGTAGATTTTTGGTTAAAAGACATTTTTAAAATATTAAATAGTTTTACAGAAAAATAAGTTATGACATTAGTTAATCTTTCACAATACGGTACTGCTTTTCAAATTAAAGTATTATCATCATTATTAACCCATAAGGAATTCCTTGTAAATATCTATGATATTATAAGTGAAGATTATTGGGATAATCAAGCTCATAAATGGATCATTAAGGAGATAATGAAGAGTTATGATAAATATCATACTGTTCCTTCAATGGATGTTTTAAAAGTAGAACTTAAAAAAATCGATAATGAAGTACTTCAGGTATCTATTAAAGAACAACTTAGAGCAGCATATGAAGCTTCTGAAGAAGATTTAGCTTATGTACAAGAAGAATTTTCAAATTTTTGTAAAAACCAACAATTAAAAAAAGCGTTGTTAACGAGTGTAGATTTTCTTAACGCGGGAGATTATGACTCTATTAGACAAATGATTGACAACGCGTTAAAAGCGGGTAACGACAAAAATGTTGGTCATGAATATAGTAAAGATATTGAATCAAGATATAGAGAAGATGATAGAGTTCCTATCCCCTCTCCTTGGGCTAAAATTAATGATTTACTTCAAGGTGGTCTTGGAGGAGGAGATTTTGGTCTCATATTTGGTAACCCAGGAGGTGGTAAATCTTGGTCATTAGTAGCTTTAGGTGGATATGCTGTAAAATTAGGTTACAATGTATTACATTATACTTTAGAATTAGGAGAAAATTATGTTGGTAAAAGATATGATGCTTTCTTTACTAATATTCCTGTAAATACTATCCATAAACATCAAGTTAAAGTAAGTGAAGCTATTGAAACATTAGAAGGACAATTAATTATTAAAGAATTCCCACCAGGTCAAGCAACAATCCATACAGTAAAATCTCATATTCAAAAAGTAACTGATCAAGGAATGAAACCTGATTTAATTATTATTGATTATGTTGATCTCTTAGGAACAAAAAAGAAAACATCTGATCGTAAAGGAGAGATTGATGATATTTATATCAGCACTAAAGGACTTGCCCGCGAACTAAATATACCAATTTGGTCCGTTTCTCAAGTAAATAGAGCTGGAGCTAAAGATAATATCGTAGAAGGAGATAAAGCAGCAGGATCATATGATAAAATTATGATTACTGATGTATGTATTTCCCTTTCTAGACAACGTAAAGATAAAGTTGATGGCACTGGTCGTTTTCATATCATGAAAAATAGATATGGAATGGATGGAATGACCTATAGTGTAAAGGCAGATACTTCAACAGGGCACTTCGAAGTTTCAGACCATATAGAAATGGATGAGGAGGGATCAATGACCGAAACTCGCACAGTTACAGATTATGACAGTGATGTCAAAAAAGATCTATTTAAGAAGTTTAATGAATTAAAACCATTTGAATTAAAAACACATGAGTAATTTACTACAAGAAAGAGTTGTATATAAACCATTCGAATATCAAGAAGCAGCCGATTATTGGCTAAAACAACAACAAGCCCATTGGTTACATACAGAAGTTCCAATGATGTCTGATTTAAACGATTGGAATTCTAATTTAACAGAAACAGAAAAAAATATTATAGGGTCAATTCTTAAAGGATTTGCTCAAACAGAAACAGTTGTAAACGATTACTGGTCAGGACTAGTAACTAAATGGTTCCGAAAACCAGAAGTTATAATGATGGCTACAACCTTTGGTGCATTTGAAACTATCCACGCTGAAGCTTATTCACTATTAAATGAAACACTTGGACTTGAAAATTTCGCTGAATTTATGGAAGATGAGGCTACGATGGCTAAAATTGAAAATCTTACTACTATTAGGGATAGTTTTAATGGTGAAAAAGATATTCATGAAATCGCTAAATCACTCGCTATATTCTCAGCATTTACCGAGGGAGTTAATTTATTCTCTTCCTTCGCCGTTCTCTTATCTTTTAAAATGCGAAATAAGCTTAAGGGAGTGGGTCAAATTGTTGAATGGAGTATTAGAGACGAATCACTTCATTCCGAAGCAGGATGCTGGTTATTTAGAACACTTATCAAAGAGAATCCTGAACTCAAAACTCCAGAACTTGAAGCAGCAATAAATGAAGCCGCTTTATTATCTTTACAACTTGAATTAGATTTTATTCGTAAATGTTATGAGTTAGGTGATTTAGAAGGTTGTTCACAATATGATTTAGAAAATTTTATTAAAAATAGAATTAATACTAAATTAGGTGATCTTGGATACCCAGGAATTATTTCAGATATTGATGTAACAGCAGTTGAAAGAATGAAATGGTTTGATGCCCTATCAGCTGGAAAACAACATACTGATTTCTTTGCAAATAGAGTTACAAATTATAGTAAAGGGAATATGAATTGGGATGAAAGTATATTTTAATTATGGATAATAACAGTTTAATAGCAGATTACTCCCAATGGGAAAGAGGTAAAGATTATCCTGATTATATGGATGAAGTAGCTTTATCTACAATAAGTAAAGGGTATTTAATGCCTGGGGAAACCCCCCGTAAAGCGTATAGACGCGTAGCTAATGCTGTAGCTGATAGATTAAACAGACCAGATTTAGCTAATAAATTTTTTAAATATATTTGGAATGGATGGATTGGTCTCGCTAGCCCTGTTCTCAGCAATACCGGTACTGATCGGGGCTTGCCTATTAGTTGTTTTGGTATTGATACTCCGGATTCGATACGTGGTATTGGCCTCACTAACGCGGAGCTTATGCGACTTACTTCCTATGGGGGAGGCGTGGGAATATCCCTTAGCAGAATTAGAGGAAGAGGAGAAAGCATAACTGGAAATGGAAAATCTGAGGGTATTGTACCTTGGGCTAAAATTTATGATTCAACAATTGTTGCCACTAACCAAGGTTCAGTTCGTAGAGGAGCAGCTTCAGTAAATTTAGACATTAATCATAAAGATATTAATGAATATTTACAAATCCGAAGACCAAAAGGTGATCCAAATCGTCAATGTCTTAACTTACATCAAGCTGTAGTTGTAGATGATGCGTTTATGAAGCGCTTACAAGATCGTGATAGCGAAGCTATGTCATTATGGTTAGAAATATTAAAATCACGTGTAGAAACGGGTGAACCATACATTATGTTTAAGGATAATGTTAATAAAGACAATCCTTTAGCTTATAGAATGAATAACCTAGATGTTAGTATGACTAATATTTGTTCAGAGATTACATTACATACAGATGAAGAACATTCATTCATTTGTTGTTTATCATCTTTAAATTTAGCTAAATATGATGAATGGAAAAATACTGATGTAGTTGAAATTGCAACATATTTTCTAGATGGTGTAATGGAAGAATTTATTGTTAAAACTAATGGTAAAGATTCAATGGTTCGTTCTCACAGACATGCTAAAAAAGGAAGAGCATTAGGTTTAGGAGTAATGGGATGGCATACATTCTTACAACAAAAAGGTCTACCATTTAATTCATTAGCTTCTACAGCTTGGACTCATACTATTTTTAGTGATATTAGACAAAAAGCAGAAGCTGCTTCTCGTCAAATGGCTTTAGAATATGGAGAACCACTTTGGTGTAGAGGAACAGGAATGAGAAATACTCATGTAATGGCAATTGCTCCTACAGTATCTAATTCACGTATTAATAGTTGTTCAGCAGGGATTGAACCACAACCAGCAAATGTTTATGTGTTTAATGGTGCTAAAGGAACATTTATTGTTAGAAATCCTGAATTAGAAAAATTACTAATTGAAAAAGGTAAAAATCAAAGTAAAGTATGGGATCAAATTTTAGCAGATAATGGTTCTGTAGCTAATTTATCTCATGATATTTTAACAGATGATGAAAAAGAAATATTTCTAACATTCCCCGAAATTAATCAATTAGCATTAATTCAACAAGCAGCTGTACGTCAAAAATATATTGACCAAACACAATCATTGAATGTTGCTTTTGATCCTACTGATTCTCCTAGATGGATTAATCAGGTACATATGGAAGCTTGGAAGTTAGGAATTAAAACTTTATACTATCTTCGCACAGATTCAGTAATTAAAGGTGATTTAGGTTCTAGAACTACAGATGATTGTTTAGCTTGTGACGGTTAACTATATGTATAACCACATTAAAAATAAATTATTATGAAAAAAGTATTAGATTTTATCAAAAAAATTATTTCAATCGTTAAAGGTTGGGTAGTAGCTAACGGAATTGAAGGTGCATTGGGGCTTATAGCTGGTTTACTTTTATGGTCATTTGGTTATAAAGTATGGGCAGGATTTGCTTTTGGTGTTTTTGCAACTCGTAATTGGGATATTGTAAAAAATTGGTTACTTAAATTATTAAAAAAATAAAAAAGTTTCTTAAAATATTTTAAAAGAGGGGTGCAATAGCATCCCTTTTTTTATATTTATAAGTATAAAATTTGTTACACTTAATTGTTATTATATGTTAAAAATTATAAAACAAAAATTAATGGCTTTTAGAGACATATTTAAAGATGAAAATGATGTAAATGAAAAAAGCGTTATTGGCTTTATGTCATTTGCTGTTATGGTTATTTTTGCTGTTGCTGATTTAGTAACAGGTTATTTTAGTAAAGATTTAGTAATTAACGAATTCATTTATGAATCATTCTTGATTATTACTTTAGGTTGTTTTGGAATCGCAGGATTAGAAAAAATCTTTAGTAATAAAAAAGAAAAATGATGAAAAAAATATTATTATGCTTACTATTATTAGTAAGTTCCCAAATTAAAGCTCAAAATAAGGCCCAAGACTTTGTTAATTCCCTTTATAAAGATTTCTTAAAATATGGAACCCTATATGGAGCTGGTGAAGTTAGAAACTCAGTTGAAGCACCTTACCCTACTTATATTGTAAGAACTAATGAAAATGGTTCTTTATATGATATACCTAGAGTAGAAGATAATACAATAAAGTATCCATTTGATTACAGATATGGATTTGGTATTAGAAAATTAGCTAGATTTGATTATGAAAGAAAACCTAAAAACTATTATGATGGAACTGAAGATCAATTAGTATTTACAGCACCATCTTCTGCTATCCAGGGACTTGAATATCAATTCCACAAAGAATGGGAAAGATGGATGGGTAGAGAGTTTGATAATAGCAGATATTTCTTAAAACATACAGGTAAATACCACATTGTTAAAGCTGAAAGTAGAAAAGTTGATAGAATTAATTTAAAATACCAATCAGCTGAAACTAGAGCTAGGTTACCTATTGGGAAAAAGTTTTCTATATCTGCAGGTGCTATATTTAGAACTCATGATAGACCTTATGGTTATAACCCTATTGAAATTTGGTTAAATGAAACTGATGATACAGGTAATGCAGTAAACCCTTGGTATACTTTAGGATACCAATATGGTTATAATGATGTATTTTACACTCAAACTACAGCAAACGGAGATACTACTCAAGATTGGTGTTGGGTAGATCCTGATGGTAATGAAGTAGCACATTCAGATCTAGCATTTAGAGAAAATGTATATCCTTTATTAATGAATCGTTATAATAATGAAATATGGTCTCAATTAAGTAGATTTGGTGAAATTGCCCCAATTATAGGTTTCGATTTTTATCACTATGAATCTAAATTTTGGTTACATGCTTATGCTAACTGGATTTTACCATATCATCATTATGTAATGGGTGATGAAGATTTTTCATATTTACATAGAGATAATTGGGGTAAAGGAGGACATAATAACTTGTTAGAAGGTAAACAATGGTCTGATTATAACTTTGGTGCTAATTTAGGTTGGAAAGTAGGTAAAAATTTAGGTATTTTTGTTGAAGGGGAGTATAGCAAAATGTGGGATAGTCAGTTATACCAAACTACATTTGGTTTAAATTATACATTTAGATAATAAGATAAGATGGCTAAACAAATAGGAGAAGATACTAAAGTTACACTAGACTTAAAAACTATAGGAATTGTTGTGTTTTTTATAGCAACAGTTATTGGTATGTGGTTTACATTACAAGCAGATATAGAAAGGGCAAAAGCACTTCCTGAACCTGAGATTGAAAGAATGGAGTTTGATATGAAAGATGAACTTATTAGAACTACCATTATGGACACTCAGGATGATGTTGAAGATATAAAATCTCAATTAGAAAAAATTGATGAGAGATTATATGAGCTTCAAAAAAGAAAATAATATGAAAAATTTATTCTTATTCTTCCTTTTAATTTTTAGTTTTAACTTACAAGCTCAAGATTGGATTGGTGATAAAGACTATAAAAAGAAAATCCATGAAAAATCTCCATTTGGGGATGATGAAAGTTCAATTGTAATAATTGAATTTTGGGTTAAATTTAATGATGTTAATTCTTTTAAAGAATTTAATAAATTAAAAAATGTTACTCATTATTATAAATGTAATTTAGCTTCTAATCCAGAACTAAAGAAAAAATATAAAGTAAGAATGGCTCCCACTATACTAATTTTTAAAGATGGTATACTAGAAGAATCTTTTAGAGCAGGATTAGATTTAGAGTGCCCTGTTACTTTAGAAGAGTTGCAAAAAACAATCAAAGAAACTCGATTATCTAATCAATTTTAATATTTATTAACATGCTATTAAAAGTAGGTTCAAGAGGTAAAGAAGTAAAAGAACTCCAAGAATTCTTAGAAATTGGAGCTGATGGTATCTTCGGTAAAGGAACTGAATCATCTGTTAAAAAATGGCAATCTGAAAATGGTTTAGTAGCTGATGGTATTGTAGGCCCTGCAACATGGGACGCTATGGGATTAGCTACAACTGATTCTTCAGAACAAATTTACACTACAGAAAATGGATTAGTTATTGAAAAATATTTTTTACCTAAAGGTGAATATAAAAATGGACCTACAAATAAAGAATATGTTTTTTTACATCATACAGCAGGTTGGCACAACCCATTTAGAACAATTGATCATTGGGGTAGAGATAATAGAGGTGCAGTAGCAACCGAATTTGTATTAGGAGGTCCTTCAATTAAAGGAAATGACAATAAATATGATGGAAAAATGGTTCAAGCCTTTCCTGAAGGTGCTTATGGTTGGCATTTAGGAAAAAATGGATCCCAACATATGCATACTCATTCAGTTGGTATAGAAGTAAATAATTTTGGTTATATTGTTAATGGTAAAGCTTACCAAGGAACCCCAGTAGAAGAATCCCAAATTGTTACTTTAAAAGAACCATTTAGAGGTCATAAAACATGGCATCGCTACTCAGATGCTCAAATAGAAGCTTTACATAAATGGATTTTATTTATTGCTGAAAGGGATAATATTGATGTAAGAGTAGGCCTACCAGCTTTAATTAAAGAAAAAGGAGCAGAAGCTTTTGAATTTAATAGCGATGCCTATTATGGAAAAGTAAAAGGACTTTGGACACATACAAATACTAGAAAAGATAAATTTGATATGTTCCCACAGCAAGAATTACTGGATATGTTAACTTCCTTTTAATCGAAAATAATTGTTTAAATTTTAACTTGGTTTTCGTTTAAATATTTCTTATATTTATATTCAACTAATATTAAGAATTCAATGTGGAAAAAAATACAAGAAAGGATATTTCCTTTTCTAATTGCTACCTCTGCCCTGTCAGTCTCTGCTTCGGCCGCTTTCTATTCAGTTAGTGGCCTTAGCAAACTATTCGCAGGAGCAGCATTTGCCGTTATAGTTATGGCGGCTTCATTAGAAGTAGCAAAATTAGTTATTGCTTCTTTATTATACCAATATCGTAAATCTTTACCTTTTTTATTAAAATTTTATTTATCAGTAGCTTGTTTTGTATTAATACTAATTACTAGTATGGGTATTTATGGTTTTTTATCTGCAGCGTACCAAGAAACCTCAGCTAAAGCAGGAAGTATAGATTCCCAAATTGCCTTAATTGAAACCAAACGAGATAATGTTAGGGACCAGTTAACGGTATATAACGCGGAAAAAAGCACTATTAACGGGGCAATATCTGATTTACGTACTGGTTTATCTAACAATAAAATCCAATATACAAACGCTGAAGGTGTAGTAATAACTACAACATCTTCATCTACTCGTAAAGCTTTAGAAAAACAATTGGATCAAGCTATTGAACGTCAAACCCAAATTAATTCTAAAGTAGATACTTTAAATCAAAGATTATTTGATTATGAAACTGAAATAGTAGAAGTGTCAACTAATAATGATATAGCAGGAGAATTAGGCCCACTTAAATACCTATCAGGTTTAACTGGAATACCTATGGATAATATTATAAACTATCTCTTACTAATAATTATATTTGTATTTGACCCATTAGCTATTTCCTTAGTGATTGCTGCTAATTTTGCCTTTGAACAATTAAATAAAAACAAAAAAGAAGAAGAAATGAAAATTTTTAGCTGGTTTAAAAAAAAGAAAAAAGATACATTTGAAGATTTAGATATTACTTTAAATGATGGTTTAGAAAATGAACCTGTATTTGAAGAAGAAACTATTGAAGAAGAAACTATTGAAGAAGTTGAATCGAAAGAAGAATCTGTTGAAGAAGAGATTGAAGAAGAAATTACTGAAGAAGAATCTATAGAACCTATAATCACTGAAGAACAAATGGATGTTGATAAAGATGGTGATATAGATGAAAAAGATGCTAGACGAATTGAAGATATATTATCTAATCCTAATCTTCCTAATTATAAACGTAACTACTGGAATGCTATTTTACTTCAAATAAAAAAAAGAATTAGAGATAAAGATAATAGTATTACTTATAATTAATTTATAATATTTATTATTAAAAAATGGCACGTCAAACAGTTTCTATGCACTCAGCATCTCCCACTAAAAAAAGACCGGGAATTCATTCAAAAAACAAATCTTCTAATTCAAAAAATTCAAAACACTACCATAAAAAATACAAAGGACAAGGTAAATAACTTATTAAAGACTTCCGCGCAAGGACTTGGAAGAGCCAAATAGCGTTCGTATATTCATGGGGTAATAAGGAAATAAAGGTTATGAGTAAAGTTAGTATTAAAAATCAAGAAGAGAGAGAAGATGTAATGATGTGGGTTTCAGATCTATACAAAGATGTGTATGGTATCCGTCCTCGTGGTTATAATTTCTCTGAGTGGTCTAATCAAGAATTAGAGGATTTTGTTAATGATTTGTGTGAGCAAAATGAAAAAGAAATAGCTGAAGAAAAAGCTATGGAAAACAAAGCCATTGCAGATGTAATGTCATTAGGTGCTGATAAAAAAACAGCATTAAGATGGTTAGATCAAGCCGATGCTCATTTTATGTATGGTGATGATGAGTTTTATACAGATAGTATTGAAAAATACGGTTGGGTTTCCCGACATTTTGATAAGATCTATGCTTAAAAATTTGGAAAAGCCAAATATCTTTCGTATATTTACACTGTAAATGATGATAAAACAAATAAAGGTTATGACAGAACAAGATCAATATGATGCTCTCCAAGAGTACAATTATTTCGAAATGTTAGTAAATACCAAAGAGTATGTTACTAAAGATGAATATAATTTCATCATTAATTATGATAAAACTGAAAAAAATAACTTCAGTTATGTTGATAGTTACTTAGGTGATTATTTAAATTTTAACGTTTATAGTGAGTATGATCACGAAAAGCGTCAATTAAAAATGGAGCAGGGATAATGAAAAAGGTTTTATATTTACATGGTCTTGAAAGTAATCAAGGCGGTCCAAAGGTTGATTTTTTAGCAAACGAATTTATAGTTTATGCCCCAAAAATGGATTATAATGATCCTGAATTGAATATTAAAATGTTCTTTACAATACAGGATCTAAAACCTGATCTTATTATTGGTAGTAGTATGGGTGGTTATGTTGCAGATATATTAGCTCAAAAATACGGAATCCCAGCTATCCTATTTAATCCTGCTCTTCACAATCGTAGCTTTAATCCTTCTATTGAATACCCAATTGAGAGTGAGCAAGCTGATCTTCAAGAACGTAAAATTGTTGTATTAGGTATAAATGATAAAATAATTGATCCTGAAATCACTAAAATGATGCTTGAAAATAATCGTAAATACACAATTATTGAACAAGAAATGTGTCATCAAACTCCTCTTAACATATTTATTGACATAATCAATAGATATAAAAATGAAATGTAATTGTATTATTTGTAACTGCGGTAAACCATGTGATTGCCCTTGTTGTAATTGTAAGTAAAAATGAACTTTGATTTAAAAAAATATTTAGCTGAGGGTAAATTATTCGAAGAGGAAGGGTTTAAGAAAAACTCTTGGGAATACCTTACAGATGAAGAAAAATCGAAGTTTTCAAAAGAAATATTTGACTTAATAGATAATGCCTATGCTCCTATAGGAGGAAACCCAAATTATCAATCCCCATCAGATGTAGATGGTAGTGAAGGTGATGCTAATTATCTAGTAATCGATTTTGATGATGACCCAGAATTTGATGCTGTTGTTGTTGATAAAATAAAACCATCAGGAGTAAAAGGAGCAGCTATGGGTCATGATGGATCTAAAGAAGCAAGATCATTAGCTGTTAATTTCCTATCTATAATGCTTAAAAATAAAGGCCATTATATTGAAGTCTCAGGTAAATTAAAAGATATTCTTATTGCTAAAGGTGTTCCAGTAGTTACAGATAAAAAAACTATTCGTACAGCTTTAAAAGGTAAAAAAATTGAAATGAATGATGATGGTACTTACCAACGTTATTTAGGTGGAGAAAAACATACAAAAACTATGATGGGAAACCCATTATAAATTTGGCTCCCTCAAAGGGAGTTTGTATATTTATGGTATAAAAAAATAAGAGTTATGACAAATCAATTATCAACCCGAAATTTTATGTATTTCGGACACAATTACCCTAGTAATTTTATTTCCCAAGTATGGGAGGAAGAAATGGCAAATCACCTTCAATCTAAATTTAAATCAATGTATGAGTATAGAGGAACATTGACTTTCTTTAGTTGGTTTATGGAATTAGATTCCGAAAATCAAGAAATTTTAATTGATTGGATTGAAAAAAATTACAAAGCATTTAGTTAATGAAAAGAAAAGTTTTTAATGTAACTAATGAAGATTTTGTCCTTCAAGAAATTTCTAAACTTCGTCCATTAAACTACAACAGATTTATGTGGTGGCGTCGTTTTGATCAAAAGAAAAGACCATTAGATAAAAAATCACCCCTTTTAGATAAGATAAAAAATGGTGACTTAGAATTTTCTCATTATTACTGGCAAGCATTATACACTGAAATTGAAATGAATGAAAAACGTAATGAGTGTATTGATGATCAACATTGGATAGAACAAACCAGAGTGGATAAACAACGTCGTAGACGCTTATACGATGATTTTGAAAAAGATGAAGCTGAAAAATTAGCAACTCTTAGAAAACAATTTCCTAAGGAATTTAGAATGACTAAAGAAGATTATGATGATGAGATTCTTGAATTTGGAGGAACATTATTACAGTTGTATCGTCATTGTGAAATAAAATACGGTAAAAAAATAAGAATTAAATCTAAAAGAGGAAGACCTAGAAAATATGGCAATTAACGAAGGAATGAGTAACTCCGTAGAGTTACTGGGGCATTATGGAAGCGACACAGTACATGCTCAATCAGCTTGGACGTCAACATCACGTGATCTAACCGAAGATAAACTAGCAAGAGTAGATAAACTATTAAAAATGCTAGCTTCAGAAGGACACCACACCCCATTTGAAAAATCAGGATTACATTTTCTAGTAAATGTAGATCAAGCTACTCATATTCACTTATTAAAACATAGAATTGGTGTTTCAATTAATGGCGAATCAGCTCGCTATAAAGAATTAAAGGAAGATAAAATGATGTGGCCTTCAGATTGGAGTGGTAGTTGGAAAGATAAATTATCTAGATATGCCGAAGAAGGAAACAAATTATACCATGAGGCAATTGAATATTTTACTCCTATTTTAGGACGTAAACGTGCAAAAGAATCAGCTCGTTTCTTTAAAACATTTAATTCTCAAATCTCAATGGATATTATGTTTAATTGGAGAAGTTTTTATCACTTCCAAAAATTACGTAATAGTCCTGATGCTCAAAAAGAAGTAAGAGAATTAGCTGAAGAAATGCTTAACCAAGTAAAAAATATTGAAGGTAACCCATTCGAAAAAACAATTAAAGCATTTGGATTATGATAGAATTTTTAAAACATGCATTAGGAATTTGTGGTGAACACTGGCATCCAAATATTTTCACTTTTCTTTTAGGAGGACTTGGATTAACACCAGCTCTTAATTATATTTATTATAAATTCAAAAGTTATGATAAAAATCAGTCATGAAACTCCTTTATGTCTTTTAGAAGACAGCAAACATTTTAACGATTATGATTATTGCTTGCCTCATTTACTAGATGAGGAAAAAGGATATGAGGAATACTTTCGACAAGTTAAAAAAGAAGGTCGTTACATTATTATGGATAATTCATTACATGAACTTGGAGAAGCTTATAATAATGATCGTTTAATGTATTGGATAAATGAATTAGAACCAGATGAGTTTATTGTTCCTGATGTATGGGAACAACGAAATGCTTCAGTAGTAAATGCTCGTAAATGGTCTCAAATTATACTTCCTAAAAATACTACTAAAGTAGCAGTAGTTCAAGCTCAAACAATTCATGAGGCCGCTACTTGTTATCAAACATATAAAGATTTAGGATATGCTAAAATTGCTTTTTCATATGGTGCGAGTTATTATAATGATGTTATTCCTCATCCTAATCTCGATTTGGGTAAAGCCCTTGGACGACTCTCAGTAATATCAGCCCTATATAAAACTAAAGTGATTTCACAAAATGATAAAATTCACTTATTAGGATGTGCTGTACCACAAGAATTTGGGTGGTATAAAGGATTTGATTGTATTGAATCAATTGATACATCAAACCCAGTAATGGCTGCTTTAGAAGGTACTAGATATAATTTATCTGGTTTAGATAAAAAACCTAAAGCAAATATGAATGATTATTTTTATATGCTTGATGAACAAGTAAATTGGGATTTATTAACAGATAACCTAAATAGGTTTAGAACAATTAATGATTTATAAAATGGCTAAATTAAGAAAAATGGTTACCTATACTGATTACAGATGGGAAGAAACCGAGGAGTTAACTCCTGAACAAGTAGAAAAATGGAAATCAGGTAAAGATGATCTACAAGAGGAAGTTTTAGACGAAGTTGAATTTGATTTAGCTCGTGATAAATGTCTTGAAGATTCTGAATGGCCTGAATTAATAGAAGACGAATGACACTTAAAAAACAATCAATAAGAGGTTTAGAAAATATCCAATTAAATGGAGAACCTACCACCAAAGAAGAATTAATTACTTTAAGTGAGACTTGGAGTGAAAACGAAGAAATTACTGTAAGAAAAGTTTTAAAACAGGGTGGAAAATGTAAAATTGGTAACGATATTATATCTGTAAAAAGAGAAGATCCACTTTATAGTTTAGTAAGATAAAAGGATTAGCCTATATCCTTAAACATACCTGGCAAATAAAATTATATAAAAACAATGCAATTAGAATTTGATTTTAACAAAGGAAAACACGTAGTAGTATCACTTTCAGGTGGTATGGATAGCTCAACGTTGTTGCTTAAGGCACTAAATGAGTATGAAACAGTAACCGCTTTATCATTTGACTATGGTCAAAAACACAGAGCAGAGTTACAAAGAGCTCAATCATTAGTAGATTATTTGAATAATAATCCTATGAGAGTATATCATCATGATCATGCTCCTAATGGATTTGAAGAAGTATATTCTAAAATAAACTATAAACAAATTAAACTTGATGGTTTAGTTGATCTATTAGATTCAGCTTTAGTAGAAGGTGGTGATGAAGTGCCTGAAGGACATTATGAACAAGATAATATGAAAGCGACGGTTGTACCTAATAGAAATAAAATCTTTGCTTCTATTACTCAGGCAGTTGCCTTATCTGTAGCAAATAAAACAGGAGAAAGAACAGATATTGCTTTAGGAATTCACGCAGGAGATCATGCAATTTATCCTGATTGTAGACAAGAATTTAGAGATGCAGATGATGCTGCCTTTAGAGAAGGTAATTGGGGAGCTGATATGGTAAGTTATTGGACACCTTATCTTGAAGGTGATAAATTTACTATCTTACAAGATGGAGAAGTATTATGTGAAAAATTAGGTATTGATTTCGATGAAGTTTATAAAAGAACTATGACTTCTTATAAACCAATCCTTATCCATTCAGGTGAAGGAGATAATTGGTATGCAGATTACAAATCAGCATCATCAGTAGAACGTATTGAAGCATTTATTACCTTAGGTAGACCAGACCCTTCTCAATATGCAGATGAGACAGGTCCAGTTAGTTATGAAACAGCTAGGATTTATGTAGAACAAGTTCTCTCGGAATACGTAAAAGAACAGTTAGTAAAGTAATATGAGCGACGGAAAAACAGAAGCAATGAGAGGTACTTATTTTTTAAAAAATGAGATACAACATTCTAAAGAATATTATGATGTAAATCGAAATAGAGGTAGACGAGATAAAAATCTTATACCAGAAATTAATCACATGCCTAACCAAAAATGGCATAAAATTATATCATTTATTAAATCAGGGGTTAGAATATTAGGTTATGCTATTATTCCTTTTGATTTGGTTATTGCAACAGGAGTTCTTATATTGAGTGAAGTAATAGGAATAGTAGAAGAATTAGTGTAAAAATAAAAAAATAAAAATTATGAAAGAATTATGGTATTTTAGTGCTCCTTGGTGTGGACCTTGTAAAATGTTTGGTCCAACAATGGATAGAGTAGCATCCCAAGGTATTAATGTTAAAAAGATTAATATTGATTATGCAGCAGACGCAATAACCAAATATGGTGTTAGAAGTGTTCCTACTACTATTTTAGTAGAAAATGGACAAGAAGTAAGACGCTTTGTAGGTGCAAAATCAGAAAACCAAGTAATAGATTTTTATAATGGGTAAATTTCAATCAAGTAAAGTATTTGATGGATTTAGTACAGTATTCCGTCAATGGAAAGCAGAAGATACACATTGTAGATTTATACATGGATACGGTATTTCATTTAAAGTATATTTTGAAGGTGAATTAGACCATAGAAATTGGGTATGGGATTTTGGAGGTATGAAACGTGCCAGAACCTTAATTGATGGTATGCAACCTAAAGCTTGGATGGATTACATGTTTGATCATACAATGATTATTGCTGAAGATGATCCTTGGGTAGATGCTTTTAAACAAATGGAACAATCTGAAGTAGCTCAAGTAAGAATAATTCCTGCTACTGGAGCAGAAAAATTTGCAGAATATATTTTTAACAAATTAAATACATTTGTATTTGAAGAAACAGATGGTAGAGTTAGAGTAACAAAAGTTAAATTTATGGAGCATGGTAAAAACGCAGCTAGTTATGGAGAATAAAAAATTATGGTATAAAAACGCTCCTTTAAAGCGTATTGAAGATTATAATAAAGTACTCCCAGTACTAGAAGTCTATCGTTGTGTACAAAGTGAAGGTAGTAGATTTGGACGTCCTACAATTGCTGTTCGTACTACTGGTTGTACTCACCGTTGTTATTTTGGTGAGGGAGGATGGTGTGACTCTTGGTATACTTCAATCCATCCTGAAAAAGGTGAATTTACTTTTAATGATATTATTAAAATTTACGACGAGAATCCTCACGTCAAAGAAATGATGTTAACAGGAGGATCCCCAACAATGCATCCCGCATTAGTAAACGAACTAACACACTTTGCTCATGAAAGAGGAATCCTTATTACGATCGAAACTGAAGGAAGTCATTTCCTCGAAACCGATTATCCGATTGGTCTCCTTTCTATCTCACCTAAGTTTAGTAATAGTGTCCCTGTTATTGGTGCTACCACTCCCAATGGATCAGTTACAGATGAGAAGATGGTTAAAACGCACAATCGTCTTCGCCTTAATACTGAAGCCATTAGAACGAGTATTAATTATCATACTGACTATCATTATAAGCCTGTGTGGGATGGGACTGATGAAGGCCTCGCTGAAATTGAAGCTTATAGACAAGAGCTCAATATTCCTAAAGACAAAACCTTTGTCATGCCTGCAGGAGATACAAGAGAAACATTAATTGAAATGTATCCTAAAGTATTTGAAATGTGTGCAGAACATGGTTATAATATGACTGGTAGAGATCATATTATTGCTTATGATACTAAACGCCAAGTATAATGGATAGAGCACTTGAATTACTAGAACAAATAGAAGAAAATGTTTCAGTGTGTTGTGCCATTACTATGGAGCCAGACGAAGTTCTGGCTCTTATTGAAGAATTAAGAGAAATATTAGAAAACAAATAATGTATACATACCACGCCACATTAGATAGAGTAGTAGATGGAGATACAGTAGACGCCTTAGTAGATTTAGGATTCGATACTTGGAAAAAAGTTAGAATTAGAATGATGGGGATGGATGCTTGGGAATCTAGAACTCGAAATAAAGAAGAAAAGAAAAAAGGATTAGCAGCTAAAGCTCGCTTAATTGAAATTCTGAATGAAAATGAAAATAAATTTATTTTAGTATCTCATGGAGTAGGAAAATATGGTCGTTGTTTAGGTGAAATTTATGTTGAAAACACCTATAATGACAACCCAAATCTACCAGAAATAAGTGTAAATAAAATTTTAATTAACGAAGGCCACGCTAAAGAATATTACGGAGGAAAACGATGACAAAAGACGGAAAACAAATTAGCTTAGGCTTTTCAGTAGGACATGATAAAGGAGCAGTTATTGTAATTGATGATAAAGTCCAAGTAGGAATTATGGAAGAAAGATTATCACGAGTAAAACGTGATCAACCTTTTAATACTGATATTCCATTATTATCAATTAATTATTGTTTAGAAACATTAAATCTTACATATGATGATGTAGATGTTTATTGTTATAATACAGCAGAAATGGACGATTTTGTTGAAGAACAATTTACTCAATATTTAGCTCAACCTTTAGATAAACTTTTATTTGTACCTCATCACGTAGCTCATGCTTATTCTACATTTTTTGCTTCTGGATTTGATGAAGCAGCAGTAATTGTAGCTGATGCTATGGGTAATGTTCATGATATTAATAGTAAAGCTCATGAATATTTTAAAGAAAAATATGGTGATTTACCTAAATTACCTAAGGGGTTAAAATGGGGGGAATCAATAACTTTATTTAGATTTGATAAAGGTAGTTATGATGAAGTACTTAAAAAGTGGATCAAATACCCAGAACCTTATACTTATAAAGATGAAGAACTTTCTATAGGCTGCATGTATGCTCAAGGAACAATGCAGTTAACTTATGATGAAAAAACATCTAATTGGCAAGCTGGTAAGTTAATGGGTTTAGCTTCATATGCAGATCCTAAATGGTTAGCAAAACAAGAATTTATTGCTACTATTAAAGAAGATGAAAGTGGAGAAATTGTAGATTTTTTTATTCCTGGAACCCAAATATATCCTGGAGTAACTTATAAAGCTGATTTTAAACGTAAATCAAATGTAGCAGGTATTTACCAACGTGAACAAGTCCGTTTAACTACTATGCTAGCTAAATATGTAAAACAACTTACAGGACTAGATAAAGTATGTTGTTCAGGAGGTTCTTTTCTTAATTGTAATGCTAATGAAGCAATTATTAAATCTGGGTTGTTTAAAGAATGTTATTTTACTCCCCCAGCAGATGATAGTGGTATTCCTTTAGGTGCTGCTTTTTATGGTAAACATTTCCTTAATGAATGGAAACCTATTGAGAATAATCCTTTTATGAGTCCATATTTTGGAAAAACTTATACTAAAAATGATATTGTAAAAGACATCCAAACATACATTAAAGAAGAACAATCTGAGTTTTTTAAATATAATAATATTATTTATTTTAATACTAGGGAAGAAAGAAACCGATATATTAGTGAATTACTTTTAGAAGATAAACCTATTGGTTTATTACAAGGAGGATCTGAAATTGGTCCTCGAGCATTAGGTAATAGAAGTATTATAGCAAATCCTTCCTCAATTTGGATGAAAGATTATATTAATCATGAAATCAAAAAACGTGAATGGTATCGACCATTTGCTCCCTCAGTCTTATTTGAAAAACAAAGTGATGTATTTGATTTAGATATTTTTTCCCCATATATGCTAGTCACAGCATATTGTAAAAATGAATGGAAAGAAATAATCCCTTCAGTAGTTCATATTGATGGAACTTCAAGATATCAATCAGTGACTTCTGAAATGAACAAATCTTATTATGATTTAATTAATGCATTTTATGAAGCAAGTAGTATTCCCTTAGTATTAAATACTTCATTTAATGGTCCTGGAGAACCAATAGTTGAAACTCCTTTAGATGCTATTAAAAGTTATGTAAAAAATGGATTACCTGTTTTAGTATTAGAAAATGTAGTTATTGAAAAAAAAGATTATAGAATTCACTAATGCAATTAATATCAACTCACCCAATTAAGAAATCAGATTTAGGCTTCCATGCTAATTTATTTGGAGGAAAATTATTGGCTTGGTTAGATGCATCTGCCGCTGCCTTTGCTATGGAAGTATGTGATACTCCTCGAATGGTTACTGTAAAAATAGATGAATGTATTTTTAAAAAAGCAGCTAAAGAAGGACAAATGATTAAAATCTATGGAAAAGTAGATAAAATAGGAACTACATCAATTAAAATGTATATGGAAGCACGTTCCCATAATGTATATTCAGGAAAACAAAGTATTATATTATCTACTAATATTAAATTTGTAAGAATAGATGAAGATGGGGAACCAATTCCAATTGCTGAACGAGTTAAAAATAAATTTAAATGAAAGAATTAATTACATCTAAGGATATAGATATCCAAACAAAAATTATTGGTAAACAAATATCAGATGATCATAGAGGTGATAAAACACCCATTGTAATGGTTGGGTTACTTAACGGTTGTTTCGCGTTCTATAGTGATTTAGTACGATCTATGCCAATTGACGTGGAATGTGATTTTATGCGCGTTAAATCGTATGTAAACCGCAAACAAGGCGACATACAGATCACTAAGGACTTAGAAACACGTATTAAAGGTAAACATGTTTATATTGTAGATGACATTTATGATACTGGAAATACTATGAAAGCTGTTATTGAATATTTAGAAGTTAAAAAACCATCTTCAATTTCTATAGTATCTTTAATAGCCAGAGATACTTCACCAATTCCAGAACAAAAATCATACCATGCTTTTACAATTGGTGATGAATGGATTGTTGGGATGGGGATGGATTCAGAAAAAGGTCTACATAGAAATTTAAAATCAATTTGGGCTCTATAAATAGGGTTCGTATATTAATATAAAATAAGTTATAATACATGGAAAACAAACGTAGGAAAGTACACGAGGAATTAGAAGTAGTAAAAGTGGGGTTTGCTAATGGAGTAGCACCTGGTTTCCCTTTTACTGATAAGGAAAAGTTATCAATGATTGATGAAGCAGAAGAAGCTTATGGTAAGTTTCTTGATGCTCTGAAATGTGATTGGCGTAATGATCCTAATTCAATGGAAACCCCAAGACGCGTAGCTAAAGCATATGTAAATGATTTATGGGCTGGTAGATATACAGCAATGTCTCCTATTACTTCATTCCCTTCAGATGGATATGATGGAGTAATTATTGAACGTAACATTCCTCTTACATCTATGTGTTCACACCACCACCAAACAATTGGGGGAGTAGTTCATATTGGTTATATTGCCGGTGAAGAAGGTCAAGTAATTGGTTTATCAAAACTAAATAGAATTGTAGAATTATTTGGACGTAGAGGTGCTATCCAAGAACAACTAACATCAGCTATTCATAATGCTGTAAGTAAAATTACTGAAGGTAATAAAGGTGTTATTGTTACAATTGTAGGTACTCATAACTGTGTATCTTGTAGAGGTGTAAAACATCAAGGTGCTGCTATGGTTACTACTAAAGCATCAGGGGCGTTTAGAGATGATACAAATCAAGCAAGAAAAGAATTTTTTGATAGTTTAAAAATTAATAACGGAGGACATAATATATAATATTTATTACCAAAATTAATACTATGCTTTATTTAAGATTAAACGAATCAAATCAAATTATTATCTGTGATCAATCAAATGGTCAAGTAGAAACCATGGATTGTGAATATACAGTAGCATCAGTTGAAGGAAGTGAAATTAAACTATGGGGAGCTTCGGATGACTGTGGTTTCATTGATAGTACAAAATTCCATTTCCCTTCAGTTAGTCTTCCTAACTCTGAAGATATAGAGAATGATCAATTATCATCTCGTATTAACGATGCTGTAAGTTTTCTAGAAGGACAAGGTTGTAAAGTTTATAAAAACGATCAACAACTTTAATAAAAGTTTTTAGTTATTTTAAAAAGGAGGTTGGTTTATCCAATCTCCTTTCTTATATTGTATCAAAATAAAATAAAAAGTTATGACAAAATTTGAAGAAGAAATAGAAGTAATTCTATTAAATAGTTTAGGTACTCTAAATTCATTTAGAGATAGGGATCAACTTAGTATGATACCAGAAAGTGAATGGGCTCAAATTACTGCTAAAAAAATAGCAGAACAATTTAAGGGTAATTATGTCCCATTTGTAAGTGAAGTAGAAACATTTAACGCCACAATGGGTAAACCTAATAACTATGAGCCGATTATACCAGAGAAAAAAGAATGGATGTTTGTTTATGATTTCATCCTTGAAGAACTTGAAGAGTACAAACACGCTTGTGAAACAGGAGACATTGTTGAGATTCTTGATGCTTTATGTGACATTGCCTACGTCTCGATTGGTAACGGAGCTATGTTACATGGTCTTAAGGATAAGTTATGGGACGCCTATCAAGAAGTACAAGCGTCGAATATGTCGAAGGCTTGTATTAGTGAAGAGGAAGCACAACAAACAGTGGAAAGACGTTCCCAGGAACAAAATGAACCGTGTCACTATGAAAAGGTTGGAGAATATTATATTGTCTATAGAACACGTGACAAAAAAGTTATGAAAAACATCAATTATTTTAGACCGGACCTTAAAAAATTCTTTTAATGTATCAATCAATTTTCTATGATAGAAGCGACTATGTCTATTATCTTAGGGATGACAAACATGGTTGGAAGAAAAATTTCAAATATGATCCTACTAGATATCAATTAGACCCTGATGGAGATTTAAAAACAATATTCGGCCAATCAGTTTCTGTGGCTCCAAGAGCAAAATTTAGAGATCCTAACTTCTTTGAAAATGACGTAGACAGAGATACCCGTTTACTAGTCGATTTATATTACGAATCAGATGATACTCCTTCATTTCATAATATAGTTTATTTTGATATTGAGTGTGAAATTGTTGGTGCATTAACCCCTGAAAATATTAAAGACCCTAAAGGTAAAATAACCTCAGTTGCTGTGTATGATAATAATAGTAAAAAGTACTATTGTTTGATATTGGATGAAAGTAAGAGATTAAATAAAATTAGTGGAGAAACTGAAATTGTTAGATATGATAATGAAAAAGACTTACTAAATGGTTTTCTAGATCTATGGATAAAATTAGACCCAACCATAATATCAGGATGGAACAGTCAATACTTTGATGTTCCTTACCTTTATTATAGAATGGAAAAAATTATAGGTAAAACCCAAGCAAGCTATTTTTCACCTCTTAATAAAATAAATCCATTACAAAGAAAAGATAGGAAAACAGGTAATATTATTAATACAGTTCAATTAGGAGGTATTAATCATTTAGATTATATGCTCCTATTCCAGAAATTTATTACTAAACAAGAACCTTCTTATAGATTAGATGACATTGGTCAAAAATATGCTAAATTATCTAAAATTGAGTATGATGGAAATTTAGATCAATTATTTGAAACTGATGTTGAAAAATTTATAGAATATAATATTAGGGATGTTGAGATTTTAGTTGAATTAGAACGTTCTCTTAAATTTATTGAATTAACAGTTAATATTTGTCACTTATGTCATACACCTTATGAGACTATATATTATTCAACTGTATTAAATGATGGGGCTATTTTAACTTATCTAAAACGAAAAGGAATTGTATCTCCTAATAAACCTACTACTTACAATCCTAATTTAAATATAGGTAATGTAATTAAAGGGATAAAAACAAATCCATCACTCCGCCAAAGTGAAATAGATGAGAAAATTGAAGAAGTTAAACGAACCCAAGAATATGCAGGTGGTTATCTCAAAGAACCAGTCCCTGGTTTATATGAATGGGTTATTGATCTTGATTTTACTTCATTATATCCTTCAATCATTCGTTCTCTTAATATTGGTGTTGAAACTTTAGTAGGTCGTATTGTAAATAAAAATAAATATGATAATCAATGGTCATTGAAAGAGTTAAAGGAAATGGATCCTATGACTAAAGTAACCATTGAACGATTAAATAAAGATTATACAATCAATGCTACTGAAAATGTGCCTGTAGGATTAATAGTAAAACAAATAGAACAAGATGACCTTTTAATTTCAGCCCCTGGAGTTATTTTTCGTAAGGATAAATCAAGTGTTGTTTGTGAAATATTAGCTGATTGGTTTGCTAAACGTGTTGAATATAAAAATAAAATGAAAAAAGCATACAAAGCAGGTGATGCTGTGCAAGGTGAATTTTATAATAAACGTCAACACGCGTATAAAATTAAACTAAATGATGTTTATGGTGTATTCGCCCAAAATGGATGGAGATACACAGATGGACATAAAATGATAAGTAAGGCTATTACATTAACTGGTCAACGATTAACCCAAGATTCTATTATTTTTGTAAATAACTGGATTAATAAACAAATGGGAACTGATAAAGATTATATTATTACATCAGATACTGATTCATTATTTGCCCAAGTAAAAGATCTTATTGTTTATAGAAACCCAGAACTAGCTAATGCTGATAGGGAAACCATTGTAGAGGAAACATTAAAAGTTGCTGAAGAAATTCAAGAATTAGCTAATAAGCATCTTCATGAAATGGCTCAAGAATTATTCAATATCAAATATCCAGATGAACCTCATTATTTTGAGTTAAAACAAGAAGTTGTACTTGAAAGGGGATATTTCTCAGGCAAACGTAGATATGCTCAATTTATTGTAAATAAAGAAGGAATTCCAACTGAAGAGTTAGATATGAAAGGTTTAGATCTAATGAAGTCTAACTTCCCTCCATTATTTAAAAAGTTTGGAGAACATATCCTTACTGAAATTATGTTTGGTAAAGAAAAAGCTGATATTGATAGACAAGTTCTTGATTTTAGAGAATCACTTAGAACAGTAGGTTGGAAAGAAATACTAAAACCCACAGGACTAAAGAAAATGAGGGAGTATATTGCTTCCCCTCCCAAATCAGGTGAAATATTTTCTCGTTTAGGATTAAAATGTCCTATTAATACCAAATCAGCAATTTTTTATAATGATATCCTTAAATTTAAAGGATTAGATAAAAAGTTCCCTATATTTCAAGTTGGAGATAAAATGTATATTGCGTATCTTAAAGAGAATCCATATAGAATAGATACTATTGGATTTAATGGATATAATGATCCTCCTGAAATTATGGATTTTATTGAAAAATATATTGATAGAGATGGAATATTTGACTCAGTAATTAAGAATAAATTAGAAAACGTATACCAAGACATTAATTGGGGAATGCCAGTATTTAATAGAAAGATAAATAATATTTTTAAGTTTTAATATGATAGATAAATTAGATTTAGTATCAATAATTTCAAAGTATCACTTAAATGGTACTGTTGAGCAAGTACGATGGGATATAAAAAATAATACTTTAGGTATTGGTTTTAATTCCCCCTCAAAAGATTTATTAGGAAGAATAGATTATAAAGAATTTCCTGTTGAGGATTCAGTTATAGCTATTGGTAATACTAGTCAATTAGTAAAATTAATAGGAATTACAAATGGTTATTTAAATTTAGAATATAATAAAAAACATAAGTTAATTACCCAATTAATTATTGCTGATAATCAATATACTCTTAATTATGCTTTAGCTGATACTAATCATATCCCTGCATCTGGAGAATTAGCAGGAGAATTTGAATATACAGCAACAGCAGAAATAGATAATGAGAGTATTTCAGCTATTGTTAAAGCAAAACAAGCACTAACTGATGCTAATACAGTTGTAATCAAATACAGCCCAAATGAAGATAATGAAGATAGAATAGAATTATGTTTTGGGGGAAATGTTCAATATTCTAATAAAGTATCATTTTACTTACAAGATGTTAATTTAGAAGACACAAATATAGATGAACATTATGATTCAAGTAGAATTAAAGAAATAATGTATTGCAATAAAGATATGACATCAGGAAAATTAAGTTTATGTTTACAAGAAAATAAAGAACATATAAAACTTGAATTTGAAAATGATAAATTAAAAAGCACTTATTATCTTGTTTCAAAAGAAAAATAATTATATATTTATAATAAACGACCTTAGGGCACAATTTATAGTTTAACCCGCTGATCTTCGGACAGCATAAATTTAAAAAATGATATGAGTACATTAAACATTAATGAACGTAATCCGTTCGACATTCTATTTAGAAACTTCTTTAATGCAGAAGACCAATTCGCACCAGCATTAAATTCAAAACAACCCCATCCCTTAGACATTTATTATGATGATGAAGGACTTCATTTTGAAGTAGCCTGTACAGGACTTACTAAAGATGACCTTGACATTAGTGTAGAAGGAGATTTATTAAAAATTAGTTATAAAAAACCTAAAAGTGAAATCGACTTCTCAGGTTATATCTATCATGGTTTATCTAGAAAATCATTTGATTTAGGATATAAAATATCTCCAAAATTTAATCTAAATAAGATTGGAGCTGAAATGGAAAATGGTTTATTAAAACTTCATATTCCAATTTCAGAAGAGTCAAAACCAAAAACAGTAAAAATTAAGTAACCTATTGTGCCCTTAAGGTTGTTTTATTAATATACTGTTCGTATATTCACGTTATAAATAAATAAAAAAGTTATATGGCAAACACAATTATTAAAGATCCAGTATTACTCCCGTATTACATTTCTAAAGATCAGTATTGTTATACTGTAATCGAAATCATTACTCCTGATGAAAAAAATCTTGGAAGATTTGGCAATAAAGGAAACGAAAATGAAGGTAAAGATTATGAAAAACCTTTAGGTCATTATGGGACTCTAGCTAATGCATTAAAGAAAATAGCAAAAGCAAAATTAGATACAAAACCTGAATATAATAGTATTTTAGAATATATTAAAACTTGGGAATCAGAAAAAGCAGAAATGGAAAAATTATTAAATAAAATCGGAATATGAAATTAGAAGCACTATTTAATGCGGTTGTAGTAAAACCAGTAGAATTTGAAGAAGAAATGTATGGTAATATTGTAGTACCAGACATGGGTAAAGAAAAAAACCAAACAGCTGAAGTTGTTGCTGTTGGACCTGGTCATCATTCAGTTACAGGAACATTCATTGAAACAGTATCTAAAATTGGAGATACAGTAGTATTACCTACAATGGGTTTTACTAAATTTGAATGGGAAGGTATTGAATATTTGATAGGTAAAGAAAACGACATTTTAGCAAAAATTAATAAGTAAATATGAGTAAAGTAATTGAATTTGGACCAGAAGCAAGAAAACAATTGGTCTCAGGTATTGATAAACTAGCAGATGCAGTAGTATCAACTTTAGGTCCTAACGGACGAAATGTGGTTATTTCAAACACACATGGTTATCCGCAATCCACTAAAGATGGAGTAACAGTAGCAAAATCTATTTCATTAGAAGACAATGTTGAAGAAGTAGGTGTTCAAATGGTTAAACAAGCAGCTATTAAAACTGCTGATGTTGCTGGAGATGGTACAACAACTTCTACATTATTAGCACGTGAAATGGTAAAAGCAGGATTGCATCATCTCAATAATGGGGCAAATGCTGTTGAAATCAAACGTGGTATTGATAATGCAGTACACGAAGTAATAGAATATATCCGTAAAAATTCAGAAGATATTTCATCAGAAGAACAATTACAACAAATTGCAACAATTTCAGCTAATAATGATATTGAAGTAGGAGAACTTATAGCAACAGCAATGGGTAAAGTAGGTCGTGAAGGTGTAGTAACGATTGAAGAATCTAAAACAGGTGAAACATATCTTGAAACTGTTGAGGGTATGCAGTTTGATCGTGGTTATAAATCACATTATTTTGTTACTGATAATAATACAATGACTTGCCATTTAGAAGATACACTTATTTTAATGGCAGATAAAAAAATCACCCAAGTAAAAGAATTACTTCCCGTATTAGAAGCAGTATCAAATCAAAATAAATCACTTTTAATTGTAGCAGAAGATATTGATAGTGAAGCATTAGCTACTCTTATTGTTAATAAAATGAGAGGTACTATTAAAGTAGCAGCTGTTAAAGCTCCTGATTTTGGGGATCGTAGAAAATTAATTATGGAAGACATGGCTGTTCTAACTGGTGGTCAAGTATTTAGTACTGAAAAAGGTATGAAACTTGAAAAATTTGAATGGAGCTGGTTTGGGGAAGCACGTGCCGTAAACATTACAAAAGATGAAACAACTATCGTTGATGGAAAAGGATCAGCTGAATCAATACAAACACGTATTGAGGAAATTCAACACCAGATTGAAAAAGCAACGTCATCATTCGAACAACAAAAACTCCAAGAAAGGTTGGCAAAATTCGTTGGAGGAGTAGCAGTAGTTCATGTAGGTGGATTAACTGAAACTGAGATGAAAGAAAAGAAAGATCGTGTTGATGATGCCTTACATGCTACTAAAGCAGCCCTTGAAGAAGGAATTGTTCCTGGAGGAGGTGTTGCATTATTGTATGCTTGTCAAAATATTGAAGTATCAGATATTGGTTCAGGAATTGTACATAAAGCATGTGGAAAACCATTTGAACAAATTTTATCAAATGCTGGTTA